AAGATTGCAGCTTCAACAGCTGCTTTATCTGTTATATTTATTTTACTCATTTCTTCAGAAAAATCAATTACAATTTCGGGAAATCTTTCATTAGATAGTTTCTTTGTGCTAGACCATTTATACAAGCCTACAAGAGCTTCAGAATCGTCTACAACGGCTCCGTGTATTGCTTTACTTGATGTATCTAGTCCTAAATAGTTTGACATTAGTATGTATCCGTAGTTCTTATTGTGATTACCCGGCTCACCGTTCCGTAAGCTTCTTTATAGGTTTCTAATAACCCTTTAAGTCTTTTCAATTCGGCTGATTGTTCTATAATATCTCTTCTTAGTTGAACTAGGGCATCATACTTTTCCATGATTTCACCCTTTAATTCATCTTTAGTAGCTTTTTTACGCCCCACTTTTTCATGCTCTTGGGATAGTCTAAACGAAGCTTTACTATAACCCTCATTAAAGGATGCTTCTAAAGCACCTACAGTAGCTTCAATATCAGCTACTTTTGTTTGTAAAAAAGCATTATATCCCCCATACATAGTTAGGAATTTTTCTAAGTCTTTATCAGAAGCTTTTGACAATTCAGCAAAATCTAACCCTTCATACTCTGGTAATTTTGGGTCAAATATAGGTATACCTAATGAGTCAATTCTCTTAGATACCTTTCCTAATGCTTTCATAGGAGTCCATTTTGTATCTCTCTCTTCCATTATAATAATTTCCCATCTACTAATCGACAGTCACAATATCTAGGTCCTGTACATTTCTCAGGCATTGCTAACATGTCTTTAATTTTAAAACACCTTTCTAATATATCAGCCCAATGTTCTGGGTCTCTATCTACCAAAAAAGCTTTTATTTTTTGATTATTTTTATTCTCATATAACACAGTACCCTTTTCATATTTTCCCATATTAAGATACATTTGAATTTGAATACTATGTTCTGGTAAAGGTTTTCTTAAAGTGTCAAACTTTGATGTGTTTATAGATTTCAACTCAATAGGAAGTACCCCGTAATTAGCATGTTTAATTAAAAAGTCTATCCTACCAGAGATCGCAGGGATTTCGTATTTTACTGAAACCTCTCTATCAATTAGAATACCTAACTCTGAAAGCCACTTACCAACCCGCTCTTCTAAAAAACTACCATTCTGAAAAATCCTCTCTAAAACTGCAGGCAGGGGTCTGTCTACCATACGACCATTGTAACATAACCATACATATCTATCACATGAGTTACTTATAACAGATGGATAAAACACATGCTCTCCCCTAGAAGTCATTGTTCCTTCTAAATGTTCATCTATTAAATCTTTGAGCCAAACATCTTGTCTATGAACTGATGTGGCTTTTCTTTTCTGTATCATTCTGAACCTTTGTCTAAATCATTCAATTCCAACCAAAGTTGGTCTTTTATTTTTTCGTTCGTTTTTTCTTTTATATGAATAATGTAATCAATATCATCTAGGGCTAAAAGCTCTGAATCCCGCTTCCTATCTCTTTTACCCAAATGACCATATACCCCATCAGCTTCTACAACTGTTTTTATTTCTGGTATATAAAAATCTACTATATATGGGTGATAATAAGCTTGTGGTTCATAACTTAATCCAAACTTAGATAACCATTGAGCTATAATCTCTTCTTGTGGAGTGTGGTCTCTAGGGGGTAAGTTCATCTTTTAGTTTCTCAAACAATTTTTCATCTTCAACAAACTTTGCTTTTAATCCGTTCATACCCATAGCTTTTACGTCCCCATAAGTATACCACGCCCCTGCCTGTGTTATTAGTTTGGCTTCAATACCATCCCTAATAAATGTTTCTAGCACATCAATACCACCTTCTACCCTGAAGGGTACAATCGCTGAATCCCAATTCTCTCCACCAGTCTTAGTTTTTCTTAGTCTAATGTTCATGTTGAATCCGACTTTTTGTTCTTTCTCTTCTATCCATCCCTTACGCTGTACTTGCATAATAGAATGAGCAAAAAATGCTTGCCCTTGTCCTGCAGGCATATTATCTAATGCTACAGGTCCCATACTAGCTCTTACTTGGTTTATCGCCACAAAAGCTGAACCGTTTTGAAGGTGTGGGAAAAGTCTAGGGATAGAACTGTTTACAAATCTTGATTGCCAAGCAATAGGACTAGTTCCAAATTCTTCATCTAATATATTTGTTGGTACCAGACCTGCTATACTGTCTAATACTATAACCTCAAAACCAGCTATCATTGCTTCTCTAACATGTTCTAAAGCTTCCTCACCTGTAGTTGGTTGTGAAACTAATATTTTTTTAGCATCTATGCCACATGCAGACATCCAATCTTTATCATAGGATAGTTCAGTATCAACCCATACTGCCTTACCACCCATTTTCTGGGCGTTTACAACTATCTGGGATGCTAGATAAGACTTCCCTACATTAGTCGGACCATATATAAGAGTCATCTTTTTGAATGGAATACCCCCACCAGTCAATTTATCTAACGCTGGTATATTAAAAGGTATTCTATTCGTTGTAAATGTATCACTATCGCCTGTTTGAAAGTTTAACTTTTTGTTTTTTAATAGTTTTTGTATTGCTTCTTCAGCGTTATTTTCCATTCATCACTCTCCGTCTAACACACTCTGCCCACGCAAAGTACGTAGCACATGTTTGTACAAGTTCTATAAATAATTTAGTATCACTTTGAGAAAAAATCTCTTCTGCAATATCCCCATTCTTTTCCGTAGCTAGTATATTCCACCAAGAGTCATCGTGGTTTTGTTCTCCCCACAAGTGGTCTTGTCTTTCTCTTTCTCCTAGTACTGATTCTAAAACAGAAGCTCTGATTGATTCGTTATTTTCCCTCATCTAATATATCCTCAATTTGAGCGTCTACTTTTCCTTTAATAAACGTCCACACAACATCAGCTACTTGTTTTGCTTCCTCTAGCTGAGGCTCTATAGGTAATTCTGTATCTATTTGGTCAACCGTCAAGTCAACTCTACCATATTGATTCTGCTCTAATGGACCTACCCTGAAGGTAAATCCTAAATGCCCGCTAACTTTTGCCATAATTTTACTCCTTTTCTATTTCATCCTCTTGAAATGTATATTTTTTTAATTCATCTATCTGTTTAGATAAAGCTGTTATAGTGTCTTGCATTGCTGCTTGCCCAACTTCCAACTTCCAAACTCTTCCTTTCAAAGGTTCTACCATACCATTCCCCCCTTAAAATCCTCTTTGTTTACATAGTTTATCTAATTCTCTCCACTTCATCCCACGACTACAGTTAGCAGCATTTTCAACTGAATAATCCTCAATTAACAATTGATGCATACCTAAAGCTTTGATTCTCTTACCGAGTGGAGCTCTTTCCTTATTTTCTTCTGCTACCATAGCAGCATATATTACACACCAAGCTTTTCTAAAAACCCCTTTTCTGGTTTTGGGATAAATTTCTGTGTTTCTAACTATTTTATTAATTACGTTATTTACTTTAAATGTGGTGTTTTCCCAGTCTGCTTCAACTAATTTATAAAGTTTCATAAAATCCCCCCACACTTCATGAGGTTTATCTAAAGATTTAAAACTCTTAAAATATTGTTTGTCTGATGGGCAGAACTTAAGCACATTAGAATTTGCTTCAAGTACAGCTGTTAAAGCATTATATGATTTAACGCATACTACAAATGCGTCAAACTTCCCCTCTCCAAATACAATGTCAGTGTTGTTAGGAAGCTCAAATATTTTTCTTTCGTTTTTAATTATTGGAGTTGCCCAACTTATATGTTCTTTCATTCTTACGCCTTATGGTCATCTAATAAATTATCAATGTCAGGTCTATTATCCCAAAACCCTTCTTCTGTTGATTGGTCTTCCGCTTTTATTTCAGAAATTATGTGTTCATCAAACAAATGCTCGACACCCTCTTGCATGAGAAATCTAGCCATATCTTTTTCTTCTTCGGTTTCAATAACTTTTTTTAATGCCACCCCAAACGTAAAACCCTCTGTATAAGAAGTAGAAGCATCATTTCCCACCATTTCTAAAACATAGCGTCTCATTGATTGTTCATCCCTTTTGTCACTTAATTCATCATCAGTATTTCCTCTTGACATATATCTTGAGGCATCAATTACGCCCTTTTTAAAGTCATCAAGATTAATTTCAGTTTTCATTCTTAGTCTCCTTATCATGAAAATGCAATAACAACATTGCATAGTGTATTATTTTTAATATATCTTTTCTAGGTGTACCTTTTTTATCATATCTTGAAGCATACTTTAGAATATTACTTCTACAGAATGCCTTAGCATCACCACAGGCTTCAATAAAATCCAAAGTCTGTACTTCACCTTCGCTGTAGTGCTGGTCATACGTATTGTCTACGTAAGCACTGATTTCTTCAATTATTGCATCTTCGTTATATTTTCCCATTGTTATTATATTCTATCAGTTTTTTAGTCCCAGTCAATATAATCTTCTAGTGTAGTTGGTC